CTGGGCAGACATCCTCAACCGTGCAGGACTTGGTATGGAAGTGATGCACGAGCGTAATGCTCACAACTTCCCTCTGGACCTTGCTTCCAGCAATGCAACTCCTGTTGCTCTCACCGCACCTGCCATTGGCTGACAAATGGTTTGACTTATGGTAACTTTGGAGGGGGTTAACCCCTCCTTTTTTATTGTGTTAAATAGTAATGTCCTTACATTGCTATATGGACCTATACAAGTCATCAAAAGATTATTTGTTTAATCTCCACACTGCTTCTTCATCTGAAGCAAAACGATTGTGGAGAAAGTCAATTAGAGAACAATGGAATCATCGGTGTGCTTATTGTAATTCAGAAGAAGATTTAACTATTGACCACATTGTTCCGCAATCAAAAGGTGGAAGTGATACTACAGAAAATGTAGTTTGTTGTTGTAAATCATGCAATCAATCTAAGAGTCATGACAACTGGAAAGACTGGTATGAACAACAAGAATTTTTTTCTGAACAAAGAAAAACTGAGATTATTAAATGGATGAAATCAAAAGATGAAACCAGGATAGTTTATCCTTCACGAAGAAATTTTGCGCTTGGAGGTTGACAAAATTTGAAATATGTTTTATAATGCGTATATTCTCTGATAACTATGAAAGATTTTTTTGATGAGTTGTATGATAGACTACAACACAAAGAACAGTTGACTCGAAAGAATGCAACTGATTTATCTGAGTTAAAATTTGCAGATGGTATTTCATCTACAAGAAAAATTATAAATGAATTGAGGTTAAAATACAAAGTATGAGTGAGGAACAAATTATTGATGTTCAATCTGAAGAAGTTGTAGAAACTCCAGAAGAAGAGATAGAAGAAGAGGTTGATGTTCGTCCAATTGGTGAACAAATCAGAGAACTAAGACAACTCAAGAAACAAATTAAAAAATCTATTCGGTATCGTAAAAGTAATATCTTTGCGATCAAACAATTAGATAATAAAATTTAATATACTGGAAGCGTGGCCGAGTGGTTTATGGCAGTTGTCTTGAAAACAACCAACGTTAATAGCGTTCGTGGGTTCAAATCCTACCGCTTCCGCTTCTCTTAAATTAGATCAATGTTTTTGTATCAATTTTATATTTTTGCATTACTAATAATAATATACATATTAATAGAAGAACAAAATTTATTAACATACTGTTGGTTGATGTTAAAGCTTCTTTACATCAATTTCAGAACTAAAATGCTTCTAGTTAAATTATATACTAGAATGAGAATAGATCGTTTCTTTTTAAATAGACAATTAAAAAAGAAAAGATAAATTATAAGGGGGAGGTAACTCCCCCCTTTTTCGTCTTTAGCCCTTGACACTAGCACCAGGAGGACCTATAATGCTTATAGAAATTTACACGAAGGAGTCATGCCCCTTTTGTGAAAACCTGAAACTGCTTCTGCAGTCGATGGGAAAAGAGTATACTGAATACTCTTTGTATCAGGATTTTTCCAAAGAACAATTCATGGAAAAATTTGAACAACCATATATGTTCCCTAGAGTTCTAGTGGACGGAAATTTGGTTGGTGGTTACACAGACTTTGTTCATTTTATTAGAGACAAACAACTATGACCAAGATTCAAAATGTTCGTACTGAAGTTTTCAGTGAAAACATTTCTGTAATTAATGAGTTAATTGACAAGTTGATTATTGAAAACAAGAAACCAAAGTTCAATTTGTACAAACACTTTGTTTCTCAACAACTTGATAAGAAAACTATTTCTCTAATCAAGGATTATGATCACTTTATCCAAGATAAAAGGGAAGCAGAAATTGCATATGATGGTTCTGATGAGGAACTCGTAGAAGCATACTCTACTTTTTCTCGTCCAAAACTTCGTATGTATATCGAATATCTTGAATCTATCATTGATGACATTAACAAATATTATGCAGAAAAAATTGCTGCACGTAAAACTCGTCGTCGCAAAATTGATCCAGCGAAACTTGTAAAAAATTTAAAATACCGTAAGGTGGTAGATATTCTAGACGACAGGTATGTTTCAATCAATCCTGTTGACATCATCAACTCCAAACAATTGGTAGTTTATAATACAACTACCAGAGAGATTGCAGTTTATTACGGAGAGAGTCTGTCTGTCAGGAACTCTTCTATCATTAATTATGACAAGAATCGTTCATGGTCTAAGACCCTGAGAAAACCTTCCGAGGTTCTGGATTCTATCATCAGTTCTACTAGGGAATTTACTAACAACTTGCGAAAAGAACTGACTACCAAAGAAAAACTACCCAGTGGTAGAATTAATGAATACCATATTCTTTTGAAGCATTTCTGATGACTAACAATCCTAAACTAAATAAAGGTGTAAGAGCAATGATGCAAGGGAGGGGAACTTCTTCGAACCGTAGTCTTCTTGACTACAACCTTGATCGAGTAGTTAAATTTTTTAATAAAAATTACTCAATTAAAGTAAGTGTTTCCCTTGATGTTCTTCAGAATAGGGAGACTTAATTTCAACTATTCTTGGAGGAAAAAACATGTCGGAAGCATCCATCTACTTTTTTTCAGGGTGTCTAATGTTTTTATTCTTACTCCTGGGGGGATTAATAGGGGGATTAATAGGGTTTACAATTAATATGTGGTTAACTAATAATTCAGAAACAGAAGAAGAATACGCTGGATATCATCCAGAATTTTTTGATCAACATGGTAATTTTATTAATGAAGAACTCATTTCTCTGCGAATCATTGATGAAGATGAAGAAGACGAGGACTAATTTTTATGATTTTAATTGACACAAATCAGTGCATGATTAGTAATCTAATGATGCAACTGAAACTAGATAAGAACAAACTAGACGAAAATCTAGTTCGTCATATGGTTTTAAATACCATCAAGTCATACAAGAAACGTTTCTCGTATGAATATGGTGAACTAGTTTTTTGTTACGATAGCAAACATTATTGGAGGAAAGAAATCTTTCCTTTCTATAAACAAAATCGTAAAAAAGATAGAGAACAATCAGAACTAAATTGGAATGATATCTTCGAATGTTTGAATAAAATTCGTGATGAAATTCGTGAAAACTTCCCATACAAAGTTATGGAAGTTCATGGTGCAGAAGCAGATGATATTATTGCGGTCTTGTGTAAACAACAAGCACTTAAGAATATCAAACTACAAAAATTAAATAAAGAACCAGAAAAAGTTTTGGTTCTTTCTGGAGACAAAGATTTTATTCAACTTAAAAAATATCCATTTGTACATCAATACAATCCAACACAAAAAAAATTTATTGAAAAAATAGATCCTGTGTTGTATATTAAAGAGCACATTATCAAAGGTGATCGTTCAGATGGCATTCCTAATTTTTTGTCAGATGATGATACTTTTGTCTCTGGAAAAAGACAAAAACCTATGTCAAAAAAGAGTCTAGAAAAATGGATTCATTCTGAACCCTCTAGTTTTATGAATGATGTTCAATTAAAAAATTATAAACGCAATCAAGTTCTGGTTGATCTTGATTATATCCCAGAAAATATTCAAGATAAAATTTTGACTGAATTTGATCAACTAAATACTCATGAAAAGAAAACAGTCAATTTAAATTATTTTATTAACAATAAATTGTTTTCACTAATGAATGAATTGGAGAACTTTTAATGACTAAACTAAACCCAACTGATACAGATTTATTACAAACAGAGATTCTACAAAAAATTTCTAATGCAAAAACCAAAAGTGAAAAGGCAGAACTTCTAAAGAAATTTAGGTCTCCTGCTTTGGTTTCACTTCTCATTTGGAATTATGATGAAAGTATAGAGAGCGCACTTCCAGATGGTGAAGTTCCGTATACTCCTAATGACGCTCCTGTAGGAACAGAACATACCAGACTTCGCAATCAATTTTCTGTTCTTTACAATTTTGTGAAAGGTGGTAATGATGCACTTGCACAATCTAAAAGAGAATTGCTGTTTATCCAATTACTAGAAGGTCTTTCTGCAGAAGAAGCAAGTCTTCTGTGTCTTGTTAAAGACAAGAAATTGCAAACAAAATATAAATTAACTAAGAACGCAATCTCGGAAGCATATCCTGATATCAAATGGGGCAACCGTTCACAAAGTAATTAATAACCAATGTTTACAGATGAAGAAATTTCTCGACTCAGAAAAAAAGGTGTGAATATTATTCACCAAAATGCAAATTTGATGGTGCATAATGTTAGATCTTTACCTAATAATGCATATCTTATTACCTTAGATTATTTTGGAAATATTTTATATGATATTGTTCAAGGAACTAAAGTAGCAATCTTTGATGCATATTATGATCATTATGGTAAAGATGTGGTTCAAAAAATTGATTTTAGTGAAGGAAGAATGAATCCAAAATTAATGCCGCCTCCACCAAAAAAATAACCAATTACCTCCATTTAATAGATGGGGGTTTGTTTTTAGACCTTGACAATCAACAAAAAATTAGGTAGAATATTAACAAGACTAAAGGAGGATAATGTGAGTGATGTTAAACTAATTTCGGTAACACCAGATGCAGAACAAACAATGGCGTATATTGCGCGAGTTTCTAATCCTGCGAATCAAGACAACGAAAACTATTCCAAGTTGCTTGCTTATTGTATTAAGCATAATCATTGGTCTGTTTTTGAA